GCAAGGAGGAGGGGGGCGATGAATAATTGAGTATTTTAGATACACTAGGATTAAGGTCTAAAAGAGAACCCCCCATCGAAGCGCCGAGTCCGGAGTGGGAGGGGCAAGGTATGATTCCCGGGGAAGGGGAACAGCCAGCAGGTCCCCAGGATGACCCTTACGCCAACTACAGCACAAAAGAAATAATCGACTTCGTTGAGAAGGAATTTGAGCGAAGACAAAAGGAGCGTATTCCTTTTGAGCTACAATGGAGGCTAAATATAGCCTTTATTGAGGGCAACCAATATGTACAGATCAACGAAGTAGCTCAGACACTAGACAGGATCCCAGAGGACTATTGGTACGAACAGCGTGAAGTTTTTAATCACATTGCTCCCAATATAGAGTCTAGGCAGTCTAGGCTAGGGAAAATGCGCCCCGTGCTGAAGGTTAGACCGGGCAGTTCGGATAAGTCCGATATTAGAGCTACCAAGGTAAGCACTCAGTTATTACAGTCGGTGCAGCACGAGCAAAAAATGCGCAACAAAACGCATGAAGTTATTAGATGGCTCGAGCTGACCGGAACTTGTTGCATTAAAAATATATGGAACCCGGACGCAGGACCTCTGGTTCCTCAGATAGACCCCCAGACTGGTGAGCCCATGGTAGACCCCGCAACTGGGCAACCGGCTCTTATGCGAGAAGGGGACTTGGAGGCGGTAATTTGTCCTGCACCGGAGATATTCCCGGAAAGCCCCTATAGTCAAAAAATAGAAGATAACCAAAGCATAATTCACGCCAAGATCTATCCCGTGAAGGTCGTGAAGGAGATATGGGGGATTGATGTCCCGCCAGAGGAAAGCAAGGTTATCAGACTCCAGGAGTTGATGACAGGGGGCGGCTTTATAGGAAAAACCTATACAAGCGGGATGAAGGAGTCTCTAAAAGAGGCTGTAATCGTAAAGGAATACCACGAGCTTCCCACTAAGAAATACCCCATGGGTCGGCTAATGGTGGTCGCCAATCATAAATTACTGAGCTTTAGTCCGTTGCCGTACAAGATAGGCAAGGACGGAAAACTAGGGCTTCCTTTTGTCAAGATGTGTTGCATAGAACGACCGGGGCTGTTTTGGGGAAGAACAGTCATTGAGCGCTTGATTCCACTACAACGCAGATACAATGCGCTGCGGAACCGCAAGGCAGAATACCTCTCGGCTTGTGCCATCGGAGGATGGATAATCGAGGAGAACAGTATCGTCGATATGGCAGACTTAGAAGCCAGCGGTAACGCCCCTGGTTATATCTGTAGATATAGAGCAGGAGCAAGTCCACCACAGCGAACAATGAATCCGCCGCTCCCTTCGGCGTTTGAAACCGAGGAACAGACCCTCTTGACAGAGTTCTCTATTCTGTCGGGGGTGTCTGAAGTATCCAGACAGTCTAACGCTCCGCCCGGTGTTAAATCCGGCGTAGCGATGTCATTGGCTTTAGAGCAGGACGAGACCAGATTATCTGATACCGCAAACAACATTGAGCTCGGATTGGTAGAGTGCGGGTCACAGTGGCTGAGATTACTCAAACAATTTGTCAAGATACCTCGTCTGGTACGCATAGCGGGTAAGGACAATGTGGTCGATGTCATGGACTGGACTGCATCCGACCTGAAACCGGAGGATGTTATCATGGATAGTTTCTCAGCACTATCTGAGTCCCCGGCCCAGAGGAGACAGATGGTTTTTGACCTCTTAGGAATGGGCTTGTTTCATAACCCCGATACTGGGGTGATCGATAGGCCGGCACGAACTAGAATTATGGAGATGCTGCAATTCCTTGATTGGGAAGGCGTGGACGATGACGACCAACTTCACAGCGCAAAGGCTGAGAGAGAGAATAGGCAACTAGCAAATGGCAATCCGTCTATGCCAGTTCACTATGATTCTCACTTCTTGCATATAAAGCGCCACAATGAATTTAGGTTGTCTACCGAATATGAAGCGCTTGTAGCAGAACACCCTCAAATCGAAGAAATCTTCGAGGCTCATGTGTTTGCTCATATGCAAGCCCTTGCCCCATTGATGCAAGGTGAGTCCGAAGAAGAAGAAGCCTCATAAATAAATGGAATATGTGGGACAACATTGTCCGAACAGTACTTTGGCTAGGGGTGGGGGCCACGGACAAAAGAATAATAACTTATTTTTAATAAATGCGAGAACCGAAAGGCCGCAAAGGAGGAATATCATGTACCCGTTTGACTCGTACCCGTTTGATTTACAGTTATTTGCGGAGAACTCTGAAGCTGTAGCAGCGGAGCCGCAATCATCGACAGAAACGGAAGTCGCTGATAGCTCAAGTACCGAAAGCCCCTCTTTTGATTATGAGGGTGCGACTAGAGATCAGCGCATAGCAGAGATCTCTAAATATTTCGTTGACCCAGAACCGGAACCACCTGCTGACCAGCAACAACCACCTGCTGACCAGCAACAAGTGCCTCCGGCTCAAGTGGCAGAAGAAACCACAGATGTCGGGATAGAGGTTCCTGCGAAATTCCTCAATCCCGATGGAACACCTAATATAGATGCCCTCGTAAAAAGCTATGTAAATGCCGAGAAAAAAATCGGTGAACAGGGCAACAAGATGGGCACACAAAACCAGCAGATTCAAGAGCTGATGCAAAAAATTCAGGAACTTGAATCACGCCAGACCCAGGCTCAGGAACCAGTCGTTTCCCCAGAAGCACCACCTCAAGATTCTTTTGATATGGAGGGTTGGTTCGAGAAGTTTTACGAGAACCCCAAGGAGGCTCTACAGGAGTTATTCCAAGGGACCGTAAATGAGGCCATCTCCCCACAACTCAAGCAACTTGAGCCAGTGATACAGTATTTTGAGCAACAAAAGGAACGAGCTTATTGGGACAATAAGGTAGACGAAGTACGGCAAAAATATTCGGATTTTGACAACTTCCGTGAAAAGGCTGCTGAGATAATCCAGCAACAACCTGCGGAATTTCTAAATCTGCCTAACGCCGTAGAAGCCGCCTACTTGATGGCCAAGGGCGAGGTTCTTGACGCCGAGAAAGCCAGTCAACCGACTATAGAGGATATGTTAAAGAGCCCAGAGTTCTTGCAACAACTTTCGCAGAACCCTGAGTTGCAGAAGATGGTCCTCAAGTCGTATTCAGAGCAAATAGGGAAAGAACCCAAACCGACTATGGTTGGTTCTCACCCTGGGAGTGCATCTCCCGCAACACCTCCCCCCGAGATCAAATCTGTCAAGGACGCTACTAAGGCGTTTAGAGCATTTTTGTCGGGAGGGAGTTAACAGAAGGAGGTAAGTAAATATGTCTTATGTTGGAACTAATATGGCTAAGGTAGCGGAAGCCCTAAAACTATTTTATCTGGACGGCCTTCGTTATCAGTTAAACGATAAAGCCAGTCCATTCCTGGCTCAGATCGAGAAAACCAGTGAGAGTGTTGTCGGTAAAGAAATCGTTATGGCGATGAGATACGGGCGCACCGGAGGTATTGGAAACCGCGACGATGATGGTCTGCTGCCGACCCCCAGTGGCCGTAAGACAAAACAGGCTAAATGGGAGACCAAGAACTTCTTCGCACGGTTTAGAATCACCGACAAAACCATTGAGGCATCCAAGAGCAGCGTAGGTGCTTTCGCTAATATGTTGGAGACTGAAATCTCCGACTGCGAGACTGACGCAAAGCTAGACCTGTCCAGACAGGCACAGGGCGACGGAACTGGGAAAATAGCCACCGTTGCCGCAAATGCCACTTACAGCAACTATGTACTAACTGTAGTAGTGGATAACCCTATCCATTTAGCAGAGGGTATGTTAGTTGACTTACGCGACTCTACTGGAGCGATTACCAATGGAACTGAGCTCGAGGTGCTCTCCGTTGATGACCAGACTAAAACCATTACCTTGAGCGTTGCGTCTAATATTGCATCCTCCGTAGAGGCTACAGATGGCGTATTTATAACTCTGGCGGGCAACCATGGCAAGGAGCTAACTGGCACAGGGGCGGTGTTCAGCACTTCTGGAACCCTGTACGGTATTAGCAAAACTGATTACCCTTGGCTGAAGCCTCAGGTAAAGGCTCTTAATGGTGAAATATCTGAAAACGCCATTCAAGAAATGATTGACCTGGTAGAAACCAGAACCGCTTCGGCTATTAATTACATTC